TAGCAGCAGCTCTAGCAGATATGCTTCCTTCTCTCCACAATTGAACGAGCCGTATGAATTCATCCGGCCTACTTTTAGGCTTAGCGCCAAATTGTACACCACGGGCTTTTGCAGCTGCGATCCCTTCTGCCTGTCGCCTCTTTATAAACTCACGCTCCGTCTGAGCCACATAAGACAGAAGCTGAAGTACAATATCTGCGATCAGCGTTCCCGTCAGGTCTCGTCCCTGCCGGGTATCCAGCAGAGGCATGTCCAGTACCACGATGGCTGCTTGCTTCTCCTTGGTGATGATTCGCCACTGCTCTATGATTTCATCATAGTTTCTTCCGAGCCGGTCGATACTCTTAATAACAAGAGTGTCACCGGCTTTTAGCTTTCGGAGAAGCCGCTTGTACTTTGGACGGTTGAAGTCCTTGCCGGACTGCTTCTCGACAAATACGTTCTGCTCATCAATGCCAAACTCTTGCATTGCAATCACCTGTCGCGCCTCATTCTGTTCCTTCGTTGATACACGAACATATCCATATACATTGTTTTTCATCTTGTTGCCTCCTGTAAATAGTCGTTGCCGTTCTATTCTACAGAAAGCGCCTGAACACATTATTTAGTTGTTGGAATGGTATGTTTACTTATGGAGTGTCAACAGCAAAACCATCCCATTCTGCATATCATATGCAGCTTATATTATAACCCATATAATGCGCACTTTGCAACCCGCATGATTCCTTTCGTACTAATCAAATGTTTCCTAGAATATATATCAGGAATGTAGGCGGGAGGTTTCTCGGATGGATACGAAAAACAGAATCAAAGAGCTTATGGATGAGCGCGGTTGGACGATATATGAATTGTCCAAGCGTTCCGGTCTTGCCCAGACTACAATATCGAATATGTGGAAGCGCAATACTGAACCAACCATTCCTTCTCTCCGTGCACTTTGCAACGGTTTCGGCATTACACTCTCGCAGTTCTTTGCTGAAGGAGATATGGTTGAACTAACGCCAGAACAGAGAGCTTTTTTTACACGCTGGGCGGCGCTCTCTGCCGACCAGAAAGAGATGCTGATGAATCTTGTCAATTCCATGAAATAGTCTTCCATAAATAAAGAAAAGGCCGGAAGCACTGCTCTAAAACAATGCTCCCGGCCTGATTTCTGGTATCAACTATCTATTGTGTATTCGTATTTCATCCCGTTCCTAAAGATAATCTCCAGTCTCCTGTCTCGTCCAACGACCGCCCTGTCAACCAGTGCCACAAAGTTATAAGGCTCAAACTCTATGCATTCTTCCTGCTCCTCCAGCATGCGAAGGAATACCTCAATCTTCCGTCTGCGGTCAGCCTTATCCTTTTTCTGCTCATCAATAGCCTGTATCTGCTGACTAAGCTTCTCATGCTCCGCTACCAACGCATCGTACTCTCGCTTATACTCTTCCTGATCTCTTCGCACTCTGGCGTTCTCTTCAACCAGCTTCCTGACACGCTCCGCCATGCCTAGCGCCTGATCCTGCAGCCTCGTGGCGATCCTATCAAGTTCGCTCGTGTCAAGCACCTCATCCAGCACTTCGCGGCAGACAGAGAAGATTGTATCCTTTTCAGTAATGACCTTCTGCATCACGCTGACGAAGGCTTTCTCCAACTCGTCCTGAGTCACATGCGGTGTCGAGCACTTCTTGTCGCCTTCATACTTGTTGTTGCAGCGCCAGATCGTGCGACGGTATTCGTCCGTACTATGCCAGACCTTGCTGCCATAGAAGGCGCCACAGTCACCGCATACGATGCGCGAGGCAAAACAGCTTTTCCCACTGTAGCTCCCTTTCAGGCTCCTTCGCCACTCCAGCTCCATCTGCGTCAGATCAAACACCTCCGCGCTGACGATGGCTGGATGGCTGTTCTGCGCGTAATACTTGGGGATTTCACTGCCGTCGTTTACTACGAAAGTTTTCTTGATGTAATCCGTGCAGTAGGTTTTCTGCAGGATCGCATCGCCCTTGTATTTTTCGTTAGTCAGGATGCTCTCAATCGTAGACGGGCTCCACCGGGCGGTTTTCTTTCTGGCCTTGGCTGCTTCGATCTCATCCTCACCGAGCAGGCTCTTGCGGGAGGGACAGGGAATGCCGGCAAGGTTCAGCTCTCTGGCGATGATCGCTGGGGTTGCTCCCTCCAAAAACCTTCTGAAGATCGTTCGTATGATCTTCGCTTCGGCCTCCACAACCTCCGGAACGCCGTTCTTACCGCGTCGATAACCCATGAACTGCTTGTAGGCCATCGAAACCTTGCCTTCGGCAAAACGCTTGCGCATGCCCCAGGTCACGTTTTCGGAGATATTCCGGCTTTCTTCCTGGGCAATGCTGGACATGATTGTCAGGAGCACTTCTCCCTTGCCGTCCAGCGTGTAGATATTCTGCTCCTCAAAGTAGACCTCAACGCCATGCTCCTTCAGCTTGCGGATGGTGGTCAGCGTATCTACCGTGTTTCGGGCGAAACGTGAAACTGACTTGGTGATGATCAGATCGATCTTTCCGGCCAGCGCATCCTGGATCATGCGATTGAAGCCCTCGCGCTTCTTTGTGCTGGTGCCGGTGATACCCTTATCGGTATATACGTCCACGAACCGCCAGTTGTCAATGTTCTCTTTGGATTTGATATACTCAGTGTAGTGCTTGACCTGCGCTTCGTAGCTGGTCAGCTGCTCCTCGCTGTTGGTGGAAACACGGGCGTAGGCTGCCACTCGCTTGGGGCGTACTGCAAATGTTGGCATGCCAGGCATGGCCTGCAGGCGCGGCGGGATCATCGTGACCGTCTTTACTCTTGTTACGGTAGGCTCGTATGCTCTGTCTTGGCTCATTTTGCAGTCTGCTCCTTTCTGCGCTTACGCTGTTCCTTTGTTTTCTCAGCAGCCTTTTTGCGCTTTTCGGCATCCCAGCTGTCCTTGCGTGAATGATCCTTCCAAAAATGCTCCTCGGTGTGACCATCCTGAAAAACAAACAGCACCCGATTATTCGGATGCATCTCAATATGATTGATATGGTCAAGCGCCTCCTGATCGTCAAGCATTGGGCTGATGCCCAGCACGTTGGCGATCAGATCAATCAGAATCTTTTCGGGGATCTGTTTAGAAGCGCAGTATGCTTTCCCTCTATAGCTGAAAGTACCGCAGATCCAAATGGGCGCGGCATACGGCGTACCCAGGCGCGTGATTTTTCGGCGGTATTTCTTTCCACAGATGCCGCAATGGATGTGATCGCCCAGCAGCAGGTCGGAGAGCTTCTTTTCCTCCAGTTCAGGAAGGTAATCTTCCGCATCTTCTGCCGCCTTACGGCCTCCGTTGGCGGTATAGATTTCTTTACGTCGTGCGATTTCTGCCTGTACCGCCTCAAAGGTCTCCCTATCGATGATCGGCTCATGATCCCCAGCCACAAAATACTGAGGCAGTTCGCCTCGATTGAAGAACTGCTTCTTCTCGATATGATTGTTGGTGAAGAACTTCTGCAGGAGCAGATCTCCAGCGTATTTTTCGTTTCTGAGCATCATCATAATCACACTCGCATTCCAAAGTCCGCCCTCCGGCGCGGGGATACCTTCGGCAATCAGCGTTTTCATGATTCTCACGCTGCCCAAGCCGTCCAGATACATGCGGAAGATGCGCCGAACGACATCCGCTTCTTCTGGTATGATGGTGAAAACACCGTTTCTTACCTCGTAACCGTACATCTGAAAGCCAGTAGGAATACCCTGCTCGAACTTCTTCCGAACTCGCCACTTGCAGTTTTCGGACACATTTCGGCTTTCTTCCTGGAAAAAAGAAGCGAGGATAGAGAGCATCAGCTCTCCGTCCCCGCTCATGGTATCAATCTTCTGTTCCTCAAAGTAAACGCTTATGCCCATTTCCTTAAGCACGCGCACCGTTTCCAGCAGTGTGACCGTATTTCGGGCAAAGCGCGAAATGGATTTGACCAGTATCATATCGATCTTACCGGCCCGGCAGTCACTCAGCATCCGCTGAAACTCCGGGCGGTTTTCTTTGGTGCCGGTCAGCCCTTCATCGGCGTAAACACCGGCATATTCCCATTCTGGGTTGCGCTGGATTAGGTCACTGTAGTAGCTGACCTGTGCTGCCAGCGAATGAAGCATTGCGTCTTTACCCATGGAAACACGGGCATAGGCTGCTACACGCTTGAGTCTGGGCATCTGTACGGGGGCCGCAATGCGGCTGACCGTCTTCATACCCATGGTCATCGTCTCGTTCATGGTTACCGTCCTTTCCGGGGTACATTGTATCAATCCCCCTGGTAGTGATGCATGTTACCGCCGTTCGGACGGATTATCAAGTCATTTCAAGCAGATTTATCACTCAATACGTCGGATAAACCAGCCCATACCGGGGAGAATTTTCGGGCAAGAATTGGTTCGATCTGCCTGTATTCCTTATCCGTCAGCAGACCCTGTGCATACAGATTACCCATAATGGAAAGTGCCGTTCGATAGCCGCACTCTCGGTCAAACTGCTCTTTGGTCAGCAATACGCTCACTGCTCGTTCCTCCATATCGTGCAGCAAAATAGCACCGTCTGCTGCAATATTTCTGTTCTCTGACAGAATGAAAGACCATCCCGCAATAACGGCACCTGCGCTCCAGCGCATTCCTCGCCAGATCTCTGTGGGAATGCCACCAGGCAAGCCTGCATGTATCAGAGCAGAACCGCTTCGCTTTCCTGTGAGGGTTTCTGTTCACAGCCTTTCCACACTGCAGGCATTTGGTTTCGGTAGAATCAGTAGGCGACGCTTGCTCATCTGGTACAATGCTATTTCGTCGGCAGAATGACTTGATCGTATTGGCTGACAGTCCCAGCGTTCGGGCAATCTCTGCACAACCTTTCCCGGCTTTTCTGTGCCGGATAATGTAATTGATTTCAGCGCTCGTCACGAAGCATTTCCTTTCTGGCCAGGCAGTCCGCCAATGCCGTCATATACAAGAAAAGAGGCCGGATTACTCCGGCCCCGGTATGGATTTGGTACATTTATATTCGAAGCATCAGACAATCTGCGAATACTTGCCG